CGGCGTTTTAGTGCAACTGCGCCGTGCAGTGCAGAACGCTCTAAATGAAGAGCGTCCCTAGAGACAGGAAGGTTTTTAAAGTCTTCCAGCTTTAGGAAGCGTTCATCAAGAGCAGCGGCGATGCGAAAGAGTTGAGCATAACTCTTATCTAGATCTCCTATGTCGTTTGAAGACATACGGTCTAGAGCTAGGAGACTCTTCCCTAACGCACTATATCCACCCAGTTCATCAGTGCGATAAACTGGTTCAGGGACCCAAAGATTTATTTCAAATCTATGGTACCTCCTACTCCATCTTTCGAAGGAGCGGAAGCCCTGGAAGGATACCCGCCCTAGCCCACCGGATTCTAGTGATACGTAAGGTAAAGACCCTACGACCCTTTCGAGTTGATTAAACAAGAAAGAGGCAGCGTGCCAATATCCCTTCAAGTAGAAGAGGTTGGCAGTAGCAGCCCAAGAAATAATCCGATCGGCTTGCTGTCTGTTCTCAGGACGCGGCTTTCTCAAATACGTAGGTGTTACCTCGTATCCTCGATACGCATCTACGCCACACGACTCTCGGAAGCTTCCGCTCACGAAAGTCTTATTGACGTTTACCTTGCAATTGTACTTTCGCAGGTAATCGAGAACAGTCATCGCATTTGTCGATGGAACGATAATATCGTCTCCATAAACATGAACCCCACGAGAAACATCAAAAATGTTCCTCTGGGTTACGGGGAGACCACTCTCCTTCAACAAGGCCATTACACAAATTGTGTAAAAGTACATGGCCTCGATCGGAAAGCAGAGAGCACTGCCCATAGAGGCAAACTTCCTCAGAGGGGACACGATGGTCCCATCAGGAAGTTCAGCTCTTGTCGATCTACATGCTACGATCGCATCCCTTAAATCGGGATTAGACCGAAACATCTCCATTGCGAGTGACAGAGGAACTCTGTCACTAGCGTCGGAGAGGTCAATCGTTGCTAATTTTCCCGAGATCGAACTACTCATTGCCAACTTCTGATTAATCGTCTGGTCAGTGAAATTCACGTGACCTTGCGTTAGCCAGAAAGACTCGAGGCGTCTGTAAAGAACGTCTCTTATCCCTTGCTGCGCAAATTGCATACAGCAAGGCTCAATTGCAATGATACGGGGTCCCTTCAAAGTTTTCGGGACAGTGACAACCCTTACAGGTTGCTCATCAGTCTCTGGAATGAACGTTACAGAATTGAGCTCCGATGAATCGGGCGGCGTTCCTAATGGAAAGCCGTTACCAATTATCGGGAAATAAGGCTCAAGACGCTCATGCCAAAACTGCCAATTATATTTCTGGTTCCCAGAAATATGTTCAGCAGTTGCTCCAGGGCCGTGCTTAGGTCTGCACTCGTCCAATTGTATCGACGAAATGCAAGAATCCCACAGCACAGAAGATATATGCCGAAACTCGGCATACCCTTCTTCTGGAACAGAAAATTCGGATAGGGATTGCTCCACATGTTGGAAGTTAAGAAGCATTTTGGACACCCTCGCGGGCGTACAATCGACTTCGAGTTTCTTAAAGGTAAGGCAGATTTGCCGAACCGATTCGACAACCGTAGCCGCATCTTCGTAATTTTCTTCATAAATTCTCCCCGTCTCACGGTCAAATAGTTGACTGATCATACCTTGCAAGAATGCAGGGATTGATCCGCTTTTCCTGAAATTTCGGAATCGCGATGAGTCAATACAGCCCTCTTCAAGACTTTTTTCAAAGTCATTGCAGAAGGCAGGAAGGGTTATCGTCAAAAACGACAGTCCTTCCATTTTGACCCGTGCCTTAACTGTCGTTAAGTCACGTAAATCAGAGACATCAGCGATGCACTTGTTTGAGGCGTCTATATAGATAGCCTCAAACAACTTCAGATGGTCACTTACGTTGCTTTGCAAGTTGCCCTCCAATCAGGTGGGTCGACTTCAAGCCACGCATGCCTACCATGCAGATCCAATCGGATCAGCCAATCTGTTTAAGGGGATCGTGAAACAAGCACGGAAAAGAGTCTTACGACTCCTGGCCGTACAGCTTGCCCACTACCCCAGCAGTATTGATCCAGGCAGTTACGCCAGTGATCAAATATCCAACAGTCGTCGCATCGAACCCGACCTCGGGCCGATCGATGATCATTTGGAAGATGAGTGTTTCGTAATCGTTAACAGAAGTTAACGGGTCCGGAACAATCGCACGTTGCGAGATCTTCACCAAGGAACGAATTCGTCCTCGTGAAAGTTGATGTGAAACGGTAAGTTCAAAATTACCGTCCGAACTTCGATAGATGGTCTTAGTGCCATCGGACGAAATTTTCGGCATCGATTTCGCAACAGCATTTACTGTTACAGATTGTGGATCGGTAAACATTTGTGGTTGACCTCTTAAGTTTATTGAGTGGTTAGACCACGGGGCTGAAAGGTGTACTCCTACACGTCCCAGTGTTACTCCGTGACCAGATCATACTAGTGACCCGAAACCCGCGAGGGCTTCGAGATGCCTAAGGCAGCTAGTATGGACAAACGCCATGGGCTCAAAGTGGCCCAAGGCGAGCCAAACCCAAATGGACTATCTACTCCCCGTCTCAACTTTACGTCAAGATAATTGACGAATTGAAGAGAAACATCACCTCGTTTAACGGGCAAGGTCACTTGAAGGACCTGACGTTTTACGGTGTGGTGCATTAGGAATAGATATTTGGCCACGACTCCATCTTCTACGTACTCAGTGAGACGATCGATATTTCGACCGACATTGAGTCCCCAGTCGATGAGCCATGACCAAGGTGTAGCTCTCCAGATGTTCGAAGGATTAACACGAACACCATACATCGTCATTTGACGATATATGTTGTTCATCACAGAGTTATACTCTGGGTTATTCATATCGAATTCAGGTTTGTACCACTTGAACATTCCTGACGTAGTTACTAATTGGAATTTCTCCTCGTAGTAATTATACGTCGGTGTCTGTCCAGGCCGTAATTGAGTATTCTGGTCCCAGTTATTATTTGGAAATAAATTCCAAGTAAATGTACCGGAGGCCTGTCTACTAACCTGATAATCATCTAGAAGGACCCGCCGAACATGGGTAAACTTGTCATGACCCGCAGACATGCGCTTCATGTACTCGTCAGTATTTAAATAAGCTTTAAAAAACTTATTCAAATCACCCAAAAACGGCGCCCAGCCAAATTGCTGGGTCAGATATTCGTCTGCAACCTGTTTTGGTTGCATACGCCAAGGCATATGGTTATTCCTAGCTAAGCTAGGTACTGCATTCTGGTAAAGAACATCCCACTCCTTGTGGAATCTCTTTGCCTGGTCCATAAGCATGGACGGCAGCTCTCTGCTTTCAGAGAGAAACACAAAACCATCGGCCATCTGAATTTTTGGCGCGGACTTAGCCCACGCCTCAGGTCCCCACTGTGAGCTAATATTCGGAACAAGAAAGTTGGTTCCAAGCAACTTAGCACGGTCGTTGTAAGAAAAACTTACCCCGTCCCACTGAGGAGCTTGTGGTTGAGCTATATAGCCACCCACGTATCGAGTCGGTACGTAGCCCATCCCAGTAATACTGGTAAGGCCGTACGAATCGTATACTCCAACCCCTTGAATATCCGAATAACCGGAAACGTCGGCACGAATCTTCGTGAAAGGACCCCCTTCAGAATACTTTTTACTTCTACCTCGTTGATGTGGAAACACATCATCGACGCAGAGTTCGTAAAATTTATAAGGAAGAGGTAACTGAGCAGTCACGGTTCCCTTTGGGAGCCATGATGGACCTTGTCCATACAACTGGGCAGGAACCCAATTGCTGCCATCGTAGCCGTAAAATCTACCGGTCACGATGTAGTACCCTCCGTTCCACGAAAACGTGGAACCAAGGACACTTCCAGATCTTTCACGATACCGAAGTCCGGGCACATCAAGTGTCATAACATCTCCATTTGGAAAAGTCAGATCAGACAAAAGTCTGAAATGCACAGCTTTTGACAGATGAGTTGTGGTGGTTACTCTAGTTCACACACAAAAGTGTGTGACCAAAGCAGAGCAACACAACTCGTTTGGAAGACAAGCATCGCTGCCCGTCTAAAGACCC